CAATCTCATAAGGCGCAATTTGTCGCCAGCGCAATTCGGTCAGCACTTCAGGCTCTGCACCGCTTGGCAATTCTTTCCATACGCCACCGACGTTGACCTTCACCGAGGCGACATCTTTCCAGCCGCCGCCGACGTTGACCTTCTTTGGCTCCGCATCAGCCCAGCCCGATGGTGTGTTTACCTTCATGCTGTGTACTCAACCAACAAGGTGTTGTTCGGGTAGAGTGATGCGTCTGGTGCTGTGCCACCTGCTGGCATTGAGACAATGGTCGGCTTGTTGTCAACGTATTGCTTAGGTGCTGCTTGCAGTTCTGTGGTCGGGTCTGCTGGCAATTCGATTGGGACGAGTGACTTGTGCTTAGTGCTGTCAAATGTCCAGCGTTGCTGACCACCGGCATATACGCCGATGCCAGTGCCGACCTTAGACATATAAGCACCACCAGAACCAAACTCAATACCTTGCCCAGTTCCGGGTGTCGTAATCTTTTGAGTGAATGACGCACCTGTTGCTGTAAAGGTGGCAATGTTTGCATTGCCGTAGCGAATTGCGACACCGCCGTTTGCACCGAAAAGATTGTATGTAGATGCGCCCCACAGAAACGACTGCACCGTAGTCGGCAGCGTAATTGTGCCGGTCATCGTGCCGCCAGTTGTTGGCAAGCCTGATGTGCCACCGCTTGCGCTGACCACGCCGTTGGCATCAATAGCTAGACCTGCTCCAATTTTTACGCCACCAAGAACCGATGCAGACGCTGTGGGCAGAGAATAGGAGGCTTGCGAGGGAGTAAAGATTTTTCCGTCTGTACCGAGCTTGGAGATATTCCCGGCATCGGCGGAAACTGCTGTCGGACCTGCTATACCTTGCGGTCCTTCTGCTCCCGCTGCTCCAGCAGGTCCAGCTTCACCTTGTGGTCCGGTCGGACCCTGCGCTCCCGTAGGACCGACGACGGGTCCAGCATTTACGAATGCTGGGACTGTTTCATCCCAAACCCATGCGTCGCCGGAGGCTTCGATAAGATATACGTCACCTTGGTTTGCTGTGGCTGGAAGGTCGTCGATTGTTGGGACTCTTGCAATAAATCGCAAACCGAGTCCTGGGATTCCTTGCGGACCTTCCGGTCCTGCCACACCGTCGACGCCAGCAGGACCAGCCTCGCCTTGTGCGCCAGCAGGTCCGGGTTCGCCTTGCACTCCCTGTATTCCTGCCTCGCCTTGCGGTCCAACGGGACCGACGGGGCCTTCTGCGCCAACTTCGCCCGGAACTCCTTGATCGCCTTTGGGGCCGACTTCGCCTTGAGGGCCTTGAGCACCGTCAGCACCAGCAGGGCCAGTTTCACCTTGGATACCTTGCTCGCCCTGAGGGCCTACGTCACCCTGTTTGCCAGGCAACCCGTCTTTGCCGTCTACACCATCCGCACCAGCAGGACCTTGCACACCCGCTTCACCTTGTGGGCCAGTTGGGCCTTGTGACCCCGTAGGTCCGACGATAGGGCCGGCGTTTACGAAGCCTGGGACAGTCTCATCCCATACATGTCCGTCGCCCGTTGCTTCGACGATATAGATATCACCCTGCGTTGCAGTAGCTGGCAGGTCGGCGACCGTTGGAACGCGTGCAACAAAGCGCAGACCAAGTCCGGGAATACCTTGTGGACCTTCGGGGCCTTCCACACCATCAACGCCTGCTGGACCTTCAGGACCGACAGCTCCATCTTGCCCAACCAAGCGACCCATCACGTTCCAGCCCTTGCCATTAGGGTTCTGAGATACAGGGACGCATTGATAGCCGATACCAGTATCGTTTGCGATGAAAACGTCATAAATAACGGCAATGCTAATAACGCCTGCAAGGTCTGCCTCAGTACCAACTCGACCTGCGTAGTGAAATCCGATAGGGCCGACTGGACCAACAGGTCCAGGAACGCCCTGCTCTCCCTGAGGACCAGGAACGCCAGCAGCGGCAGACACGACATTCCAGCTGACGCCGTCGTACTGATACTGCACACCATTCGGTGCGTCGTAGATGTCGCCAGCGGCTGGGCTATCTGGGAAGTTAAGCGCGGTCATGGTTAGATTCCTTGTTTGCTATTTAGCACTGCGACTTGTTCGGTAAGTTTGGCCACCTGTGCCTGAAGTGCAGCGACACTAGGTGCCGCACCTATGCTGACAATCTCGACCCACTGGCCTCCTGTCGCATCAACGTAGTACACGAACATGCTCGCGGACTGCGAGTTAAACCAAAGCTGATTCGTGGTCGGGTTTGTAGGCGGTGTCTCGCTTGCGTACATCGTGGCTGCACCCGGTGCGCTCGTTGTCTGCACCCACTGGCTGCTTGTGCCGTCGTTGTACAAAACGTAGAGCCCGAGGTTTGAGCTGTTAAACCACATCGCGCCATCAGGTGCACCAACAGGTGGTACATCCGATACGGTCAATGAGGCTGAGCCGCCACCGATATTCGAGACGTAAATCAGTCCGTCGTTTGGTGAAATAGTTGCAGCGTTATCGGGGTCTGAGGACACGACGTTTGGGCCTGGTGGGCCAACTTCACCCTGCGGTCCAATCACGCCTTGTGGGCCTACGGGGCCAATAGCGCCCTGCTCGCCCTGAGGACCTTGCTCGCCGTCAGCACCAGCGTTACCCGCAGGACCTTGCTCACCTGCCACGCGCTCGACCACCATGATGTGCACTTCGTCGCCTGTGCGCGTGATGCGCATGAGCTCGATAGACGTGCCGTTTGATGCGTCAAAGTCATAGATGGGGCTAAGCGTTGCGCCGTTGACAACGACAATCACGCTGCCAATCGGGTACGCAAGCACGTTGCCGTTAATGTCCGTCCCGCCAAACACGGTCTGACCATTAACAGATATGTACTCGTAAGATATAACGGCCGACGGAACAACTGTACCGGTCGCACCGCCTACGCCGTTAATCCACTTCGCAGTCGCGGCGTCATACACCAGCACTTGCTTGTCGATAGGTGCGGTAATCTCAACGTCGTCAAGCTCGACGAGTGTTCGTACGCCATCTGCGCCAGCAGGGCCTTGTGGGCCAATCTCGCCACCAGGACCTTGAGGACCTGTCGGGCCTTGGTCGCCGGGTGTGCCGGGCGCGCCTTGGATTGGGCCGATGTTAATCCAGCCCGCAGGGTCTGACGCAGTTGATACATACAGCCAGACGTCGCCATATCCAGGCACCCATGACTCGCAGAGGTTGTAAATCAAACCCTCGCCAATCTTCATCTGGTAATAGATAGGGGGCCAACCAAGGCTATCCCAATCCTCAGGGATGTAGCCGTCAGGTGGTAGCGCGTCAGGAAAGCGCTGCTTACCAAAGCCGCCAACAATAATTACCGCTAACGCGTCATCACCAGTCTCGCCCTTAGGACCAATCGGGCCGACTTCACCTTGAATACCTTGTGGGCCGGGAGCACCAGTCAATCCTGTCTGCCCTTGCGGTCCTGTGGGGCCTGCATCACCTTTAGGGCCGATAGGTCCTTGAATACCTGCGGGACCTTGTGGACCAACTGGACCGGGAACTGTGGACTCAGCACCAACAGGGCCTTGCGGACCGATGGGGCCTACGGGGCCAACTGGACCTATCTCGCCTTGGATACCTTGCGAACCTGTCGGGCCTTGCACGCCTTGCGGTCCTGCGGGGCCCACGGGGCCTTGAGAGCCTGTGTTACCCGAGGGGCCAGGTACGTATGAGTCTTCGCCTTTAGGGCCTTGGGGGCCGACTGGGCCGACTGGGCCGGCAGGTCCTCGCTCACCTTGTGGGCCGACCGCCCCACGAATAGGCTGGTCTGGCTTGCCAGGATACACAGGCAGCTGCGCGATGTCGTGCAGGTACTCGCTAGGCGTATTTGGTACCACGCACGTCAGCTTAAGCGTCTTGCCCTGTGGCGTGACAATCTTAATCTTGTAGAACGACTCAGTAGAGCCGTAGCTGTTTGGCCAGAGTACGAGTACTGTTTCGCCCTGCTCGTCAGTAATGCCCTCAACCATCAGAGGCGCAATGTACCCGCCGTACATGTCCCAGCGGTCAAGCGTAGCCGTGACAATAGCATCAGGACACCGTGAGCCGTCGTCATCGTATACGACGACAGTTACGGCGCACGTTGGCTGGTCAATACTGAGAAGATCGGGGAAAAAGCTCATACTATCCTCTGAAACTCGACGCGGGGTGAGGAACGAGTAAGCGACTTATTCACAAGGACGCGGACCTCTGAGACACCGCTGCGAAACTTACGCTCGTACTCCGCTGCCATCCCGCGGTCGAAATAGGCCTGTGCAGGAGTCGCGTACAGTCGCGCGCGTGCGCCGGCAACAATCGTGTCTAAGTAGTTCTCGTATACATCCACGCCCACTGCCGTCGAGTTACGTGTCGGTGCAAGGCACACCCGTAACCGGAAAAACCCACCCTGAGTCTCTGGCTTCGGAACAATTTGAATCTCCAGTGCGTTGATGCGCGTGATGTACGCAGGCTCACCTTTGAGCGAGCGCCAATCGTTCCAGCGATAGATACGGTCAAGCTCGTCAGCGGCTTTGGGGACGAGTAAGCGTTGGTTGTAGTAACCAAAGAACACGTCGACAAACTTCATACCGGAGTCGATATCAATCTCGTACTCGCCGATGTTATTGGATGCCTTCATGCTGTCTGCGTCCATCTGCCAGTAACGAGTCTTCTCACAGAACTCGATGCACGCGTTACGAATCGCGTTAATCGCCACGCTCTCAGGTACGTCAGGAACGTACTGGAGTAGCTCAGGCAAAAACAGGTCGTACTTAGCAGTGGTGTCGTAGCTCACGGATTAGCTCCCGTCTGAACGAGCCCGCGTGCACCCGCAGCAAGTCTTGGCGTATTGGCCTTCTCTGCGCCGTCTTTACCTGCGACCACTGCTGAGAAGGTTGTGAAGTAGCCTTGGGCAAGCGCAAGACCGGGCGCGTATTCAGCGTCCTTGCTGCACGCGCGATACATCACGTAGTCAGTCAACGCTGCGTCGTAGAGCGAGGGAATCTCAAGCATCTGTGACTCGGTCTTGAGTTCAGCGGGCACGTATGCGTACGTGACCTGCAGTCGCCCTTCGCCATTGTTTGGTGGGTAGACCCAGAAGTTGTATGGGTCTTGGTTGTCGTACAGATAGTTCACGACCGTAGCCGACGTCTTCTCGCTGTGCCAGTTTGGGTTAAACCGGTCAAGTAGGTCTCGTGAAATTAGCCGTACAACTCTGCCCGGACGCTCATACAAGTCTGCGCCGAACAGGGTGATATTGTTATGTGCATCAAGCAAGAGCCAGCCAGCCTCAGGCAGCCGTTGGCGCGTGCCCATCACTAGCTTCATGGTCTCGGTCTGCGAACAGACGCTGGGAACCATCATGGCAATCTGACGCTGTGCGTCGCTCACCCAGCGCAGCAGCTCGGGACGCGTCCACCGTATGCTCTTTAAGTCGTTGAGCTGGAGGACAGCGCGGTCAATAATCTGCTGGCTGGTTGAATTTGTCATGAGAATAGCGACACTTGCGACTGTGCAAGTCCTGCGTTAGTTAGCTCATCTTTACTGCCGCCGGCAACAAGAAGTTGCGCAGTAGCCGGCCACACGCCATCGCTCACAAGGGTGTCTACGTTGGCAATTGAGGGCTGCATGTCCTGTGCTTGCGTCGTGTAGAAACCAGTGCGTACGAGGTCGTCGATAGCTGGAGTGGCAGATAAAGGGAGTACTTCGGCTGGAATCGTTACTGCGTCTTTTGGAGCTGTAGTAGCCATAGCCTTCCCCTAATAAAATAATTTGGTGGAGCCACCAGAGCTCCACCATTTACTGCTGCGTGCTATTAGCCCGACACAATCATCGTTGTCAACGCAGGAGCGTTAACGACCTTGTATCCATAGACGTTGAGTCCACGAACCAAATTACCGAAGTCGTTGGGGTTTTGCAGACTCTCGACCTTTGCAATCTGTGATGCAAAAGTGATTGCCGACTTGTGGCCAGCCATCAGCGCGTGACGCTTAGCTGTACCAGCAGCAGCTGCGCCCATCCAGTCCTGACCGGCTTGTGCACGGGGGAGCAAGTTGGAGACGTAGACTGTGAAGCGGTCAATCATGCCGATCTTGCCGTTACGCAAGATGCTGGAGGCATCGCCCATGAACTGAGCCTGAGCCAAGTTCGATTGCATCAGAATCTGACGCTCGATGGGGGACATCACCAAGAAGCGGTCTGTCTCAGGCACGTTGGCTTCGTCAAGCACGCTGGACATAGCTGTGATGCTAGCCAAGATGTTTGATGCGGTCAGTGCGAGAGGAGCTGCGTCTGTACCGAGGTTAAACGAGCCAGAAATCTGACCAGCGTTTGCGCCTTGGTTGTAAGCTGCACCTTGGTTGAATGTGCCCAAGAGGACGTCAGCGTCAATCTTGGTCTTCATCTGCATGGATGCGTCGTTTGTAAACATCTCCATGAGCTTAGGCTTGGCCTGGAGCTCTAAGACGTTGTTGACGTTCACGCCGAAGTATTTACCGTGGTTGATAACCAACTGGATGGTGCTAGGAGCAGGCACTTCGTAGTTCAGGTTCTGACCGATCTGGTAATCGTTAATCGTGATTGTAGGAATCGTGTTAATGATTACTGTATCGCCCATACCGGAGATGTCGCCCTGGAAATCGGTGTTCGCGATTTCGCCGAAGACAGTCGCTGCGTAGAATTTCTGGGCAAGTTTGCCAGACCACAACGCAGGGATAAAGGAACCGGAGTAAGCGGTGCCGGTGTATGGAGTTACGCCGCCGGGGCTGTTAAAGCCAGCAGCATTGATAGGATAGACTGCGCCTGGTGTTACTGTTGACATGGTGGTAGTTCCTTATAAAAACTAAGAAGTGCCACTACCACGTCAAGTCGCGTCTTTATCGAATGCGTCCTTCTGCAGCAGCAGCGTTGATATCGTGCTCAATACGAACCGCTTCGTCTTGCGAGTAATGCCCGCGACGCAAGTTGCTGTAAAACTCCTGGACGTCCCTTTCGGTGTAAGTCCGCTTGCTCTGCATTTCAACCGGCGTTGAAGACACTCGAGACGAGTCTGGGGCTACCTGACTCTGTAAGTTCTGGAACGGTTGCTGACGCGACGCAGGGGCTTGTGCTCCTGAGTAAGCGTTAAATATGGCCGCTACGCGAGCCGCATCTAACATCTCATACGCGTTGTTCAAAGCTATCTGTTTGGGAAGTCCGTAGATTGGGTCAACTTGCTGTAACCACTCCAGAAAACCCTGGTCTGTATTCAAGGTTTGCCAGCGTGGGGCCATGCTTGTTAGCCCTTCGACGAAGCGGTCTTTATCGCTTACGACTTGTTTCTGCGTAATCTCAGACAGTTGGCTTTGCAGCAGGTCGATTTTGCTGACTAGGCTTGCTTCTCGGTCGCGAAGTGAAGACACTTTGCTCTCTGCTGCACGCTCAATCAGGTTCACCAAATCCGGCCCAAAGGCTTCTCGGTCATCATCTGTGATGGTCGGAGCGGGTGCGTACTCTGCCTTCTGTGTTTTTGCCGTCTCTAGCTCTTGCATCAGGACTGACACTTGCGTGTTGAGTTCTTTAGTTTGAGCGTGAAGTCGGGGCACATCCACGTCGTACATTCCCTTCAAAGAACGGTAGCGTTGCTCCCATAATTCTTCAGGGTCTGACTTGGGTGGTTCAGGCGGGGCTGGCGGTGCTTCTTCAGTGGGCGGGGCAACTTCGGGGACTATTTCTGCAGGTGCTTCACCAAGTTCTGGTGTCGCTTCTGCAAATTCAGCTGAAATACGCTCTGCTTCATCAAGCTGGGCTTGAATGCTGGGTGGCAATGCCATGCACATCTCCTAGATAGCTCCGGAATCGTTACCCGCTGCCAAAATGGCTGTACGGTCGATACGGTCTGCTACTGCTTCAGTTTAAGGAGTAAGGCTTCCGCCCCTTCGACCAATCCGAGAAGTTCTCCGATTGTTCCCGCCTCACCTTGTAAGCGGTAAATCTGCTGTTCGGTTGACGCCTTGGTTAGCTGCTCTAGCACGTCTAGCCTTTGAGCTTTCAGAAAATCCACCAATGGTTTCATCTCTGGGTTGTTCAAGTGGGCTAATGCGCGAGCGACCCTTGCATCGACTCGAATCATTAACTATTACTTCATCATGCCGTCGACTTTTGCCGACTCTTGACGGTATTCGGAATTACCGTGACCTTTCAAAGTGCCGAAAATTGAGGTGTCGCCACCGCCGATGCCAGGCGAACCGCCCTTGCACAAGCCGTCAACTTTCGCGCTTTCCTGGGCCATTTCTTTGCCGCCGCGCTTTAAAGTGCTAAGAATGTCAGCCATGTTTGGCTCCGGTTAGTTAGTTACTGGCGATAAAATAACAATTAGTTAGCTACTTGTCAAATTATTTTGGTGTCGGTGCGTGTAAATCTGTCACAGGCGTGCCATCCGCAAGCGTTTGACCCGGTCCTGGGGGTGCTGGTGGCGTAGGCTGCCCTGGCGGTCCTGCCGGTGCTTTACCTTCAGCTGCAGCCTGCATCATCATCGCTTGTTGCTGCTCGGCCATGCGTTGACGAATTACTTCATCAGGTGGCACGAGCTCGTCGCGGTTCATCTCAAGCGTATCAGCCATCGTGCGCAGCAAGTACGCAACACCCTCAGGTCCGATGATGTTCTGAGCCACAGGACTGTTGAGCGCGATGTTTAAGAACTCGTTGCGACGCTGCTGAGCAGCCTCTTTGGCCAATAAGCCCGATACGCCGCGCGCCACAATCTGGATGTCGCCCTTGAGTGCGGGGTCTGTGCCGTAGCGCATGTTGACGTAGTACAGTCGGCTCACAGCTGGGGCGATAACGCGCTCGTCGATGTTGCTTATGACTTGCTTGATGTTCTTACCAGCGTTAGTCATCATCATCGACATGCCCGAGGCTGTGCGACCTGCACCACCGGGAGCGGAGCCACCCATCATGTAGCGTGGGATGCCTGTGTATTCATCTGCCAAGTCTGAGAACCGCTCGTAGATGGCCATGAGCTCTTGGGCTTGTGACGAGGGCTGAAAGAACGATATCGGAGCTTGGCCGCCGTTCATCGGGTCAGAAGTTACCTGCCAGACTTTCCACGGGAATAACTGCGTGATGTTCTCGCCCTGTGGCAGGCGGTCGATGTTGTACACAACCTGAGGACCAGAGGCCAGACTCATGTTGTTCACAAGCGCACGCGCGGCCGCATTACAGACGTTCTGCGTGTCGCGACAGAGGTCAGCCACTGAGTTACCCCAGAAGACGCCAGGAATCTCTTCGTAGCTCGCTTTAAAGTATGGTTTACGCCCAAGCGGGTCTGGATT